TGCAGGTGCTAACTCTTCTGTAGAATATAAACTAGATGCAACTGGTGTTACTGGTGGTAGAGTAGTAGCAAGTGGTTACTTGACATCATCCAACCAAAGTACTGCAACAATTAATATATTAAGAGATACTTTATTTAAGTTTCAATTAGAACGTAACACATTTACCAGTACTCCATATGAGCTAACTTTAGCAGTTACAGCAAGTACAGCTAGTGAGCAAGTTCATGGCTCTGTTGACTGGGAAGAAATTTCGAGATAATGGAAATTTCCAGTATGTTCATCACACATTTAGTTAATTCCAAGTTGGAATCATCCAAGACAAACTACGTGGAAGTAGTGTGATACCTGCCTCTCCGCGAGTCGAGAATTGAACTCGAATAGCTACATTCACAGTGTAGGGCCTTAACCAATTAGGCTACTCTCGGGATTTTAAATAGGTGTTTAAAAAATCTAAGAACTCTTTACGTGAATAAAAAGTATCTATCAATGCAAACATAACACCAAGTTTTGTTTGTTCAAAGCTGTCCAACGGAAATGTATCTCTAAAAGTGATTGGGTATTTATTCATTAATGCTTTCATATCATTAATGACAAACTTAGCCCATTTACTCATTCCATCTTTTACAACGACTGGACCAAATGATGTTATGGCCTCCGCTGGACCGATAACTATAGTAGCAATTGAAATATCCTTTGAAGATGCTTGGCTATTATGTCTAACAGCTAAAATATTTTCATATAACGACGTAATCTTTGTTATCATTGTTTTGGACTTTGGTGTGGGTAGAGAGAATCGAACTCTCATCTCAAGTTTGGAAGACTCGTGTATTAGCCATTATACGATACCCACATTAAGAGGGACTTTCCCCTCTTGTTTTTATTTAGCGATCCTTGGTTCTTTCAAACTCAAGGATGTAATCGACAATGGATTCTGACCACCCATCAAGATGCACCCACTTTCCATAACCAACACCGTTCCGGTAGGAAGCAACGTTGATCATGTAAGCTTTGTCAAATGCTGGATCAGGAACCCTATCATTCGACTGTTCATCGGTGATGACAATCAAACGATCCCCTTTTTTAACATTCATCTTCTTCACAGATTCTCCAAGGTAAGTTCCTGCGTGCTGTTGAGACTTATCAATTGCTTCCGCAAGTGCAAAGCCACGACGAGAAGGAACAAGCTTGGTATCATATGAGAATGTCTGCACTTCTACAGAATCGCATATTTCACGGAGAAGCATCGCAACTCCACATGCAGCATCTAGGCGAGAGATATCAGACTTACCAGAAACCTTTGATTCCATGGAATCAGAGACATCGATAAGGATGATAGTCTTTCCAGAAAGCTTCTCATGATTTTCAAGACACTTAAACATACCCTGTTCAAGTTCAGTTTCATACTTAGGCGCATGACGCGCTGCGGAAATGAAACGGAATGGAAGAACACGTTCAGTCTTGATATTCAAGAGAGCTTGACGAATGAGCTTTTCAGAAACACCCGCCTGCTCCATATTACGAAGATTACGCAATAGCGCGAGAGCGCCAAGCTTTTCTTCTTCGAGAAGACGAGTCCAAGAAGCCTTCTTATCTTTAGAAGCTGAGAGTTCAACTTCCCAAGTGTCAGGAGTCTTGAGTTCGTCATTGATGAGGCGCTTCCAAAGAGCGTCCTGTGTATCACACATAGGTTTAGCATGAGTAAGGAACAGAACATCCTTGAGCTTGATCGCGCCATCACGATTATACTTTGCGAGAGCATATTCGTTAAACTTGGTGAATGCGGTTGCAAGACCTTTCTTCACCTGATTAGAGATTGGACATCTCTTTTCCTTCCAATAGATCGAAAGGAATTCAGTCAATTCATCTGCACGTTGGATAACGCGAGAGAGTGTATCTGCGACATACTTCTTCTGGTGATCATTCTGCGCCATGAGACGAGTGATATACAGAGGAGTATGACGAAGCTTCATTTTTTCACGGGCATCGATAGCAACTTGCATTGCCTGTTCCCCGGAAACTTGTGCTACTAGATCCTTGATACGATCAGCAATTGACTTGCCAGATTCATAGAAGGTATCTTCCCAAAGCATACAAGCCATAACGGAACGTCTAAGTTCCTGCAAGGCATTGATGTTCTTCGCTACCGCCCCATTGTGGGTTCTCTTAGGAGTATTTTTTACATTGGTTTTCATATTATTGTTTGGTTAGAATTTGATTGTGGTTATCATACCACAGTGTTTTATTGTTGTCAAGAAAGATTTATCGGGAATAGGCTGTATCAGAGATTATCGCGCTTTACCATATAAGCTACCGCTGGATGAAAAATATATTGGTCCGGCGGGGTGGAGTCGAACCACCTTTCTCGTCATTAAATGTGAAGTAACTGATACATTCACCACGACAAAAATTGTTAAATTGTAAGCAGATATTTTCTGTAAAGTTCTGCCACTTGGGGTTTACCCCATATCATGTCACCATAATCATCATATTGAGCGTATCCATTATATGATGATGATTCTGGAAATTGTCTCCAGAGATTTCTATGAACCATTAATTTCTTACCACTTGCGTCGTAATAAACAATTCCGGTTCCTCCGACTCTATATTGAAACATTGATCCATCGATCACAATATTTCTAAAGCCTTTTCTCTTCTTGAAGAGAGATTCGTCAAATTCAATTCCACAGAGTTTCATATTATATTTTGTCAGCTGCGTCCTGTTCGGCACACCTATTTAAAATAGCTAGACAAACATCATCGACCCTAATAGTAAAGATAATATCTGTTCCAACCATTTCAATATCACTCATTTCAAATTCATTGGAAATGTAAGATAGCAAATGATTGTTTTTGATTTTAAATTTCAGATTTGTGGCACCTTCTGTTACCAAGGCGTTGACAGTTTCTTGTAGACATTCAATATTCATATTATGTTTTTAGTTAAAGTTATTATCGAGAACAAGCTAATTCAGTATTTTTTCATCTGCTCTACCACCTGAGCTACCTGTGAATTTATTATTGAATGGCTCACAGGGAACGGAGTCGAACCGCCGACACGATGCCTTACATGGAGTAACTGATTTATACACTACGATAAGATTTGTAAAAGGATTCAGAGAATAAGCTAAAACAGGTTTTGTTCGGTGCTACCTTTACACTACAACCCCTTCCGGGGCCGCTTGGATTCGAACCAAGTCTCGTCTTGGATAATAAGAAGTATCTGTTTTAAATCGCTACTGAAATTTGGAAAATAATTTAGAGGTAACAAGCGAAAAGAGTCAGTTTGGTTTAATTACATATTAAGAAGTAACTCTTTTCTACAACACTCTAATAATTTGAGGCAATAAGTTGATTCGGGGGTTTTTCGTTTCCATAATGAAGTATCCGAATCATTCAGCACTCAAGTTGTTTTGATGCCTTGATTGTAACACCCCTTTCGGGGAAGTCAAGGTCTTTTTTTAAAGTTTGTGGACATGTCGGGATTCGAACCCGAAGAGTGCCGTCGCACCACTACCATTCGGCCCATTGTGGACCGTAGGGGAATCGAACCCCAACTACACCATGTCATGCCCATTGGTGGGGAAAGCGGGACTCGAACCCGCATGCTGTTAAGCAATAGTTTTATATTAAATGGAATACGCACCGACATTTATTGTCGCGTCTACTAAATAATATTATGCGAACATACAAAGCATATACGGATGACGATATTATTAATTATTCCAAGGAAGTTAAAAGCTTATCGGGTTTGTTAGATAAATTAAAACTACGAAAAGCAGGTGGCAATTACGACAATCTTAAAAAGAATCTTCAAAGATTAAATGTAGATACAGATCATTGGACTGGTCGGTGTTGGAACAAAGACGCTAAGCTTAAAGATTGGAATCAATATGCTAGAGGAGCAAATTTAAAACCCCATCTTATTAAAGAACGCGGACATAAATGCGAATCATGTGCGCTTACCGAATGGATGGGGCAAATTATTACAATAGAATTAGATCATATTGATGGCGATAAAACCAATAACAACATTGAAAATCTTAGATTGTTATGTCCAAATTGTCATTCTTTAACACCCACTTTTAAAAATAAAAAACGCAATATAATATAATTCGTTTACTGTGGCACAGTTGATAGGAATTGAACCTACATGTATCCGATTAACCTTTCTATGCGTTCGTAGCGCAAGGGTATACAACTGCATTTTTATCAATCAAGAGTTGGGTAAGGATTGGTTTGATTGAATGTTGCCTTATACTTGGCTTCCCATTCATTAACTAAATCGATGCCCTGCTCCACAAGGATAGGTGCAACACCATCATATTTATACAATCTGAAATAGTGTTTGAATTCTGGATTCACTTTCTGTTCATCTGGTGTTTCACAAGCAACATAATAGTATTGTATGTTTTTCATGGTATTAAAAATGGTGGTGACAATGGGACTTGAACCCATAACCCTCCACTTATGAGGTGGACGCTCTAACCATTGAGCTATATCACCATTTGGTAGTTGCGATGGGATTCGAACCCATACTGTAGAAATTTTAAGTTTCTTGTCTCCTACCCGTTGGACTACGCAACCTTTCTTGATTTTTCAATTTTCATCCGCTACATAGCCATTACTCACTAAATCTACCAGAACTTTCTCAAAAGTCAATCAAAAATGGTGGGAAATGAGGGGATCGAACCCCCGATCTACTCCGTGTAAAAGAGCCGCTTTACCACTCAGCTAATTCCCCGTTTTTAAAATGGAGGCATGTGTAGGAGTCGAACCTACCTACGAGCAGTTGCAGCGCCCTACATAACCGATCTGACAACACGCCATTATTAAAAAAGTGGCACAGTTGGCGAGGATCGAACTCGCTAAAACAAATGATTTGGAGTCATTCTGCAACCGCCACTTGCTGCAACTGTGTTATTAAATGGTGGAGCATATCGGAATCGAACCGATCTGCATTTTCTCATTGCAAGTGAGACGACCACGCCATGCAGTCCCATGCCCCATAAAATGGCAGAGACGACGGGTTTCGATCCCGCTGCCTGAAGATTGACAATCTTCCGCTCTCCCGATTGAGCTACGCCTCTGTTAATGGTCAGGATAGCAGGACTCGAACCTGCAAATCTCCGATTCCCAAAATCGGCGCGATGCCATTACGCTATACCCTGATTAAATCAAATGGAGCAGGCAGCGGAAATTGAATCCGCATATTAACATTGGCAATGTTATGTAATAACCATTATACGATGCCTGCTTAAATTTCACCTATTATCACCAGAACCAGAAATAACTCCACGTTTTTGTCGATCTGCTAATTTATTGAGATTGATTTGACCAATATCTTCCAAAGAATAACCCAAATCTCTACTCAGAGCCGCCAAATACCACAATACGTCACTGACTTCTTTAGCAATCTCTAGCTTAATGGCATCGGTGAAAACACCATCATAATCTCTCAAAACCTTTTTAACTTTATCCGCAACTTCACCAGCTTCACCAGTCAAACCCAAAGTTGGATAAATTATTAATTGGCCTTCGCCATATATGGCAGTTTCAATCGCAGCTTCTTGATATTCATTTAATGTCATAAGTGGTCCTCCCAGATAGAATTGAACTACCAATAAGCATTTATCAAACGCCCGTTATACCATTTAACTACAGGAGGATATTTAAAAATTTAAGGTATTTGTAATATATCTTTTATAAAATTTGTTGTCAATTTATTGTCAGATAATACTATTAAATTGATATTATTTTGTTCTATTACTAATTTAATTTTTTCTATATCTTTTTTTATTAAAAAATTATTCTTCGGATCTAAATATAAATTATGGTCAGGTAGATAAAAATCAGGGAAATATTTTCTAATTTTATCAGATTTGTATAATAGATAGGATGGACGAGCCCATCTAATAGATAAAGAATTTAAAATATCCGAACATTTAACTTCGTAGGATGATTGTAGATATACCTTATTTCCAAAGGAGTCGTTTACATATAATCCTTTGCCGCATCCAGCTTTTGATCTATATCCTCCTCTACTACCCTCTCGATAATTTAATTTAGATCCATTAGTAAATATATGTGTTTTATTTTTACATTGTTCTTTAGAAATTTCAGATTTGGTCCTAAACTTAATGAGTCCTTTACAAGAATAATTTTTAAGAGTTTGGAAGGAAACCCCCAAAAGATCTCTAATACTTCTGTAAGATTCACCACGATCAATTAATTTTTGAATTTCTACTGGATCATATTTTAATTTATGTTTAGTCGATTTCGAGATTAATAAATTAGATTGTAATTTATATTTTTTCAACCAATACCTAATACTGGTTTGACTTTTATTATATTTTTTTGCTATTTGATAAGATGATAATCCTTGCTGGGTATCTAATATTAAATCTTCTTTATTCATTGTAATGACTTTTGGAGGCCCGAGAGAGAATCGAACTCTCGTCTGAAGGTTACAAATCTACTGTTTTGCCATTAAACTACCGGGCCTTAAAAGGGCAGACATGCTTGGGATCGAACCAAATTCAACCGGGTAACAACCGGACCGCCCAACCGTGGTGCGTTCATGTCTATTAAAATTATATTTGGCTCCTGATGTAGGTTACGATCCTACTTATACCTTATAAGGGCCTCATCGTTAACAACGATGCACTCTACCAATTGAGTTACTCGGGAATTTAAATTTTACATTCTAAATGAACAATGCCATCTGGTTTTGGATTTTTCATATTGCTTATCATTCTATCCAATGCGGATTTTGCTTCTTCAAAAGAATGAAAATAATTCAATTCATTCAGTTGATTGCGAGTATATGATACGCACCTAAGCCAAACTCCAGTTCTTCCATAAAATGAAAGATCTCTAAATTCTTCTATGTAGAAGAAGCCGTTGTGATATTGTGTAATCCTAACTTTCATAAATTATTTCATTCTATTTAAAGATACATTTTCTACCATTCTCACTTCACTATTTTTAAAGGTCCAACATTCTCCAGTTTCGTCAAGAAATACTACCCACATTAAATCATGTTCTTGAGAATAGTCAATAACTAAATGAGCGAATCCTTTACCTTTCGGTGTTTTCAATGGGATTGTCGGATTTAATTGGGTTATCATTTTTATGACTTTTTGATATGTGCTGATTGTATCAGAGGGTTTTGATTTGTCAAGTTGAAATTGGTGGAGATGCAGAGGCTGTCATCGCGAAGTTGAATTCGAAAAAACAATGCACTTAAAATTGTTTATTCCAGATTTAATAAAGAAATATGGTGGACCTGTTGGGGAATGATCCCAATTCTACGGTTTAAAAGACCGTTACATCACCTTAATGTTTCAGATCCAAAATTGCCCATGAGGTTGTTGCCTATACAATTCATGCAGGGCGGCACTATCCAACGTCCCCAGTTGGAGGGGTTTTTGTCAACTGAGATTCACCCGCCTAGCGACTTCGGGCCTAAACACTATGAAATCATTCAGCGTTCTCTTAGGTTCTTTTCAGACAAAAATGGCAGGGGTAGTGGGATTCGAACCCACATTGAGCTTTCGCTACTGCCAGCTTCAAAGGCTGGTGTCAAACCATTAGACTTCACCCCAATTAAAATGGCCCCTGTCACCCGTTTCGATCAGGTATCCTACTCGTCTTCAGCGAATCGTGCAGACCACTTACACCAGACAGGGATTAAATTTGGCGGGTGCGGTAGGATTTGAACCCACGGGCAGCTTTCACCACCTTCGCATTTCAAGTGCGACGCCATAAACCAGACTCGACCACACACCCATAAAACATACAAACTGGCAGGGCTGGCAGGATTCGAACCTGCATCGATCCTTTACGGTGCTACTGCTTAGAAGGCAGTTCCGATACAGCCCCATTAAAACTGGCGGAAGTAATAGGATTTGAACCTATGGGCAACCTTTCGGCACCTCTATCTTTCCAAGATAGTGCAATAGACCACTCTGCCATACTTCCATTAAATTGTGCAGGATTTATCATCATTCTCTTTGGACTTACTCCCGCTTATTCCAAATCAGTCGCCGATCAACGCGACAATATCATAGTCACAGTAGGACTCGAACCTACAAAGAAATCGCAATTAATTGCGATGCCATACCGTTTGGCTTTGTTTATTTGTTTCCATGCAACTATTTGGTGGGCAGAGTAGGATTCGAACCTACAATCCAATAAAGGGGCGATTTTACAGACCGCTGGTTTAACCGTTCACCCATCTACCCATAGAAATGTTATCAAGAAATGGTTGCTTGCGCTTGGATTCACACCAACTAGGCATCTTCCCATCGCGATATGGAGAATTGCCAACAAGCATTAATGGTAGGAGAGGCAGGATTCGAACCTGCGATACAGAACTTATGAAATTCTTGCCTTACCTCTTGGCTACTCTCCCATTAACAAGGCAACAAACGAACAGAGGCTTTTTATTATCAGCGCGTCTACCATTCCGCCATCAGACCACTTATTGAGCCTGAGTGGGATTCGAACCCACACATCTTTCGAGGCCAATTTTGCTTTTAGAAGTATCTCTATTCTACAGCACTTGAATGGTTGCAGGGGCGGGATTTGAACCACTTATGCGCGTTTGAGTAGCCTCTTGGTTATGAGCCAAGCGAGATCGACCGATCTTCTCTACCCTGCTTTTGAATTATTTATTACGAGCTTCCATCGTATTGGAAATTTTTTCTTTAGTCTCTGTTGAGACTTTTCTACCTTTCAAAGCTTTGGAAATCTTCTGTTTTGTTTCGTCAGAAACTTTCCTTGATTTTGCAGCAAGTGAAATTTTTTGTTTTGTGATTATTGAATGTTTTCTCCCAATAGATTTTTGCCTACTTTCTTCTGAAAGAGACTTTCCTGTATTCGATACAGAAATTTTCTCTTTAGTTTTTAAAATGAGACCATTTAATTTTTGAAATTTCAAAGATCAATCTTTACAACCTCGCTTTCGGGTTGGTATCAGTCGCTGTCGGCGTTGCCAGCGGCGAGTGATGTAAGCACCTTAGCACAGTGTTTAATGAATGTCAATTCTTTTTTCTGATGATTTTGTCGATTTGATATTCTGAAAGTTTTCGTGGTCGATCCAATCCGTCTTTTTTTCTTTGAACGCCCAATTTTACAATTTTTTGTATTTTTAATATTTGACGACCTGTGAATTTTACATTCGGTAAATCATTATACCAAATATTTTTCTTTATGATACCAGCAATTCTTTTTATTACAAAAGGCTGCAACTCAGTTATTAACTGAATATCTTCAACTGATAAGAAATGCTTGGACGTTATCCAAGTTTTCCATTCTTTATATACTGGATCATCAAATAGATTGATTGTTTTGATTTTAATATTTTCAAAATCTTTAACATCTTGTGATATGTAAGAATTGTCTATGGCTTCATGTATAAGATTATGACAAGTCCTACATACAGGAATTAAATCATTAATTGTTACATCCACTAAATTTCTGTATACCAAATGATGCACATCTGTAGCATCTGATTCTTTACAACATTGACAAGCGCATTTCGCTGATATAACCAAAGAACGCAAATTTTGCCATTCTTTACTTTTTAAGTATTCTTCTCGATACTCTTGCCTTGTGTATTTTACTCTATGATTTTTCATAATTTGTTTTCGTTGTTTGCAAGCCTTTTAAGCTCCCGCTTCGCGGTGTCGAAATGTTTTTAGCACACTCTCTGCCTTTTCAGTTGACTCACGTTTTTGGTCAACGATATCTTCTATAAAACCATAATATCCAAAAAAATCAAGCCCTCTTTTTTGGAGAGGGCTTGCATTCATCAGATTATTTTACGATCCAACAAATTACACCCCATCAATCGGATTTAATCTAAATCCGGCTACTGTGAGATAGCGTTGATCTGACGATGGTTTCATTTGCTGTAAAGGTATTTAGTCTGATTGAATTTATTTTTTGATTATTTTTACTCTTTTCCTGCCATTAGCGTTTTTTCTTCTTGAGTAAACGCTGCGTAGGTCTTATAGGTATCCTGTGATGCGCTGCGCATATTCTTCATTTTAGAAGAAAGAACGTTGAATGTTTCCAAAGTGTCTTGGGTGCTGTAGAAAGAAGTATTAGCAGCTACCATACCGAGTGTATGCGTTGCTGTCAACACGCTTTTTTCGTCTGCTCCGACAAACATAAAGTCCCAAGAATACTTATCGGTTTGTTCTTCAATCAGAGCTTTGACTTTGGCAGCAGTATATTCTCTTGAGGAATTTTCCTCTCCGTCTGTTTGAATAACCACCAAGACTCTTCCCGGACGGTCGTTCTCTGCAAGAGCATTCAAAGTCGCTCCAGTTTGAACAACGGCGCGTCCAATTGCATCATATAATGCGGTGCTTCCTCTTGGGTGAATTCCGAATTCTTCAACAGCTTCGCTCACAAGCTTGATATCGGCAAAATCCAAATGAGTCTCAACGGCGTTGTCAAAGCTGAAAAGGCTGAAGGTGCATTTAGAATCCAACTGCTTTTGATCGCTGATAGTCGATGCTAGACCACCAATGGCGTCCTTCCAACAAGATGCCATGCTTCCAGATTGATCCAAAATGAATGTGATGTGTGTGTAATTTGTGTCCATACAACGCCAATTTACCACACCGTTTTCGGTTGTCAAGTCACATTATGTTGACTGAATTGATGTGGCTACCGATCAAATAGCTAAAATAATCAGACATAAGATCAATCAATTCAGTTTTTAAATTTTCAGCAGCGTATTCATCTTGCAATTTTAAAGTGCCTCCAATATCATTGCCCCACGCCTTTTTATTAGAAGTCTTTATATACTTAGGAAAATCATTAAATGTTAAATTACCATTCGACAATAGATACTGAGCAAAACATTCAAATAAAAATTCACTAGATCTAAAAAGTTTTTTCATTCTAGCACTTCTAAATTTACCAATAGATTCAAAGAAATTTCTAATTTCTGGTTTTGATGCAAATATCAATTCTCTATTATAAGAAGATTTAGAAATATTATAATTATAACATTCTTTTAAAATATTATCCAATAATTTATCTAATCTATTCATGAAAGTGGCTCTGTAATTACCACTTCTATAATTTCTACGTTCAGTAGCATCAAAGGCATGACCTATTCTATGGGCGATAGTCCAATATGTCAAGGGAACTTTTTCAGAAGCTGCATTATTTGTAAACACAACAGTAATAGAATCTTCCGATGGAACTGGAATGTCCTTACCAATTTCAATTCCGGTGTAGTCTTTCAAATACTCCGCGCTAACTTTACCAAGTTCTCTAGCTTTGGAGGCGTTTGGTTTTTTCACAAAATATAAATTAAAATCAGCAATATTGATATTGTTGAATTTATCTTGAATTTTTTTAACACCAGCATCAGAATTCAATATAGCAACACTTTGCTTATCGTAACCGTGCCTATTTTTAGGATCATTCCACTTACCAATTTTTTTAAAATCAGTAAGCGCCATTTCTGTCATAAAATATTCTTCAAAGCTTTTCATAAATTAATTTTGTGTAATCAAATGATTTGGAATTTGCAACTGATTCCCAATAGTTGCCTCTTTTATTTTTGTAAAAAGATGGCTGCATATCAATATCCATTTTTTTAACAGCAGCATTACCAGCAACATCCGGTTCTTCATCGTTGTATTTGACAATAACTTTATCTGTTTCACCGTCAATTAGATTCTTATTTTTATTTTGAGCCAATTCATATAAAGTCATGAACTGATTTCTGTTTGGTTTTTTGGATAATGAATATGTAAAATAGATATTAGCAGAATCTTCAACCACACGAACATAACCCATTTGAAATACAGCGTCGTATACATCATTCTCTTCTGCTATACTACCATTAGAATTCATAGGAATATATTCATCAGGATCAATATGAAACGGCGTATTGAAATTTTTAACAGCGTAATCTATATGATCTTCAACTTTTATCAATTCACCATCGGATGAAAGCCAATAATTAGTAGCTCCTGCAATTTCATTCAAAATGAAATTTTCATAAAGTTTTCCAATATCGTTATTTTCGTCCTTTTTCATAATTTGCTAATATATCTGGAAAGTTTTTTCAAGCACATCAAAGCAGTTCTGTCAGAATTTGAATTGTGATCCAATTCGGATTCTAACTCATTGATATGCTGTAGGATTTTATTGCAATCCACCATTGCAGGAGTTTCTTCTTGCTCTGATCCAAATGTTGAGGTGTTTGGATTTGCTTGACTTGTGTTATACAAAGAGTTGTCAGGCATCACACCCAGCACACCTTTAGGGTATGATACAGTCGATTGTTGCGCTCTTTGCATACCACCCGTAGTCTGAGGAGGTTGCATATAGGCAGGGTATCCCTCCAACATCAAGTCAATTTCTGAGATCCAATTTTTGTGCATGCGTAACACTATTTAATCAAAAATCTATTTTTTAGCACAACCCAGCATCATCAAAAACACGCGCTAAATAATCGAACGAAACCAATTTGACAAACCGATGACATCAGATACAATGCATAAAAAACAAAATCAAATGCGGCAAATCGGGTTAAACAAATATTCATCGTCTTTTTTAAGCAAAGCTAATGAACGACATGACCACTTTTATGATTACGAATTACCAGTCACAAATTTCAACAGTAAAAGTAAAATAGACATCATTTGCCCAAATCACGGTAAATTTTCACAAGAAGCCAATAATCATTTGATGGGAAAGGGATGTCCAAAATGTGCGACGATCAAAAGATCGGATGTTCGTAAAAAAGGTGACTTGGACGCTTTTATTAAAAAAGCGAAAACAGTGCATGGTAACATTTACGATTACAATTTTGTTAATTATATCAATCCAAAAACTAAGATAGATATATTATGTTCAAAACATGGCTTGTTTACTCAACGTCCAGATTCACATTTGGCTGGATCTGGATGTAGAAAATGCTCAAATGAAAAAAATTCTGTCATACAAAAAAGCAACACGGTAGAGTTTGTCGTAAAGGCAAGAAAAATACACGGCGATAAATTTTCATATGACAATGTAGATTATAAAGGATGTTTAAATACGATCTCAATAAAATGCGATATTCACGGCGAGTTTAAACAAGCTCCCCGCGATCATTTAACGGGAAGAGGTTGTCGCAAATGCAGTTTAATGGGTTCCAAACAAGAAGATTTTATAGAAACTTTTTTAATACAAAATGGCATAGAATACATAAAAAATGATAGAACTGTAATATCTCCCAAAGAATTAGATTTTGTAATTCCTTCTAAAAAAATAGCAATAGAATGTCACGGACTTTATTGGCATTCGACTGAGAAAAAAATAGATAAAAAATGCCATTTAAATAAATTAAATGAATGTAATGCCAGTGGATATAGAATTGTTCAAATATTTGAAGATGAGATTATGTTTAATCCAAACATAGTAATAACTAGATTAAAAAATTTATTAGGTCTTATAAAAAAATCTATACCCGCTAGAAAATGCAAGGTATTAGAACTTGATAAATCATTATGCTCTAGGTTTTTGAAAAAATATCATATCCAATCATCAGACAAGTCATCTATAAAACTTGGATTATTTTATAAAAATCGATTGGTATCCGTGATGACATTTTCAAAACCCCGATCATCATTGGGATTCACAAAAAATTATAGCTGGGAACTTGTGCGATTTTGTAGCATTTCACATTTTAAAATAATGGGAGCGGCTGGCAAACTACTCGCCTTTTTTGTTGAAAACTACTTGAATTTTGGAGATGTGCTGGTATCCTACGCTGATAGGAGATGGAGTGTAGGTGATGTTTACAAAAAAATAGGTTTTACATTTTCACACAACACGTCAGTAAATTATTGGTATTTTAAACCAAATGACCTCAAGCGCCTGCATAGATTTTCATTTAGAAAATCAATAATTTCAAAACTTGGAAATTTTGAGAATATGACAGAATCACAAATAATGAAACAATTAAAATATTACAAAATATACGATTGTGGCAATATGTGTTTCATTTATACAAAACCTTTACATAAATAAAACTATGATATTTGATGAACAAATAAGCCGAAAACCAAACCGTTATCCATGGACAGAAACCTTTATCCAAGCAATGCATGATGGCTTCTGGACCGACAAAGAATTCAGCTTTAAAAGTGATTTACACCAATTCAAAGTTGATCTGGACGATCAATTGAGAGAAATCATCGTCCGCACTCTTTCTGCTGTTGGACAAATCGAAGTTGCAGTCAAAACCTTTTGGGCCAAGCTGGGAGACAACCTTCCACATCCCGCTCTTCAAGATTTGGGATACGTAATGGCAAACGTGGAAGTGATTCACAATAACGCTTACGAAAGATTGCTTACCGTGTTGGAGCTTGAAGACATTTTTGAAGAAAACTTGAAATTGGACTTTATTCAAGGGCGAGTCAAGTATTTGAAGAAATACACGCATAAATTCTACAAAGATTCCAAGAAACAATATTTGTATGCTTTGATCTTGTTTACTTTGTTCGTTGAGAACGTTTCATTGTTCTCCCAATTCTATATTATTAATTGGTTTGCCCGTTTCAAAAATGTTTTGAAGGACACCGACCAACAAGTCAAATACACACGAAACGAAGAAAATATTCATGCATTGGTAGGTATTAAAATAATCAACACTATCAGAGAAGAGCTTCCAGAATTGTTCGATGATGAACTTTCCGTTAAAATTGCACAAGAAGCTCAAGAAGCTTTTAAAGCAGAAAGTAAAATCATCGATTGGATGATCAATGGTTTGGAAGAAGATGGCTTGTCCGCTCCTATTCTAAAAGAATTCATCAAGAATAGAATCAATGAATCTTTGGAACAAATTGGATTTTTGCCAGTTTTTGATGTCGATCAGGATTTACTTTCCAAAACTGTGTGGTTTGATGAGGAACTTCTAGGAAACAACATGACCGACTTCTTCCATAGCAAAGACACGGGTTACACAAAAAAGGCCCAATGTTTTGACGAAAGTGAATTATTTTAATTTATGAAATTTAATGATATAGTAAATAGCCTTTTGGAAAATTTTAAAGACAGTGTAATGACAGATGATAAAGGTAAAAAAAGATCTGTTGAGGCTGTTGTTAAATTTGCTGAAGATAATAAGAAGAAATATCTCAAGAAGAATTTTCCTATTAGCAAGTTAGAGCATGATTTAAAATGGTGGGATGAACAAAATCAGAAAGATGTAGAAAGCTCTAATCAACGAATGATGAGAGCTGATACATCGTTTCCGCTACTTGTTATTAAAAACAAATCATACGGCTTATCTGTTGCAGATGGATTGAATAGATTAAAGAAAGCTAAAGATATCGAAAATAGGGATGTAATCGATGCTTATATTGTACCTGAAGAAGACATCCCAAACAACACAATTCTATTTTAATTATGACAAACAAATACTATTGGCTTAATGAGGATTCCAGAAAATTTCTGGAAAGAGGATATCTTTTAGAAGGAGAAACACCAGAAGAAAGGTTCAAAGATATAGCAAAAACAGCAGAGCGTTATTTGGGAATTGATGGATTTGCAAATAAATTTGAAGACTACTTAAGTAGAGGTTTTTATTCAATTTCAAGTCCTATAATTTCAAACTTTGGAAGAGAACGTGGATTGCCTATTAGTTGTGTCGTTGGTGACACTTGGATTAATACAAAGAGCGGTGGAGGTAAAATGGCAAAGGATATAGAAATTGGAGACGAAGTTCTCACCCACCGGGGACGTTATAGAAAAGTTATTGATATTATACCAACTAAAAATAAAAATAATATTTTTAAATTAAAAGTTTCTAATAGAATGACTCCTCTTTATCTAACAGGCAATCATTTAGTTTTAACTAACGTGGGATGGGTGCGAACCGACGAACTTAATCCTGATCTGCATCTCGTTGCGATCAACGGTGATATTGAGAGTGTTGAGAAGGACTACACAATAGATATGAAATCGTTTTGTAATAGTTACAACCCACATGTTATCGATGGAAAGATTTACAAAGAAATTTCAAAAAATACCAAATCAAAAACTACCAAAAATGGAAAAACAGTAGAGTATTTTTCAAACCCATTCGAATTTATAGAAATTGATGAAGATTTGGCGTGGGCGTTTGGACTTTGGTTTGCTGAAGGTAGCGTTTCCAAAAATAACAAAAAAGAACCTGTCGGGATACGAATAACAACAAATGATAAAGACGAAGCTGAATTGACACATAAATGGTTGAATATTATAAAGTCTAAATTGAATTTAAATGGTAATACTTATACAGGCTCTACTAAAAGAGGTGATGTTATCTATACTTGGCTAACTACCGATGTTAATTCTCAAATAATTGGAAATTTGTTTCATTCATTTGGTGATGGATGTAAGAATAAATTGATTCCAGAATGGATTATGGAATTACCCAAACAGAAATTAAAATATTTCTTAGATGGCTTGTTGGCTGGTGATGGGACTATAACTAAGTGCCAAGATTGTAGAATAACGGTGGCAAATCCTAAAATGCTTCTTCAAATATATCAAATCGGTTTGAAGCTAGGTCTGGGAATGTCATTACAAATGCAAGAAAAATCTTCTGTTTTATCAACCACACCACACACGTATACATGCAATTTTAGAAAATATAATGACAAGTATTCAAAAAATAACAGCAATTCAGCTATTAAATTTTACGATGGGTTGCGATATGCCAAAATTAAAGAATTGCATCTTACTGAAAAGGTTGAGGATGTTTATGACTTCACAGTAGATGAAGATCATTCTTTTAGCGCATCTGGTGTAGTATTGCATAATTGTTTTGGATCTTACATTCCAGATACCATGGAAGGCATTCTAAACACTCTAGCAGAGGTTGGTCAAATGACCAAGGCTGGAGGCGGCACAAGTGGCTATTTTGGCGCACTACGAGGCCGTGGAGCGTCTATATCATCAGGTGGGTCATCTACTGGCGCAGTTCACTTCATGGAGCTTTATAACAAGCTTATGAACGTTGTATCGCAAGGTAATGTTCGCCGTGGATCATTCGCAGGTTATCTACCAATTGATCATCCTGATATTGAAGAATTCCTAAAGATACGTTCTGATGGTCATGAAATTCAGGATATGAGTATTGGTGTTTGTGTTTCCAATGATTGGATGTCTTCCATGATTGCAGGAGACGCGAAAAAGCGTAAGATTTGGGGTAAGGTTATTCAAAAGCGTTTTGAAAGCGGTTATCCTTACATTTTCTTCAGCGACAATGCCAACGATCAAGCTCCTGAAATTTATAAATCGACAGGAAGAAAAATTCACAATTCAAATCTTTGTTCTGAAATTTTCCTTTCGAATGATGAAAACGAATCGTTCGTTTGCGATCTCTCATCTTTGAATCTTGAAAAATGGGAAGAGTGGAAAGATACAGATGCTGTCGAGACTTTGGTTTATTTCTTGGATGCTGTCATGTCAGAATTCATTACTAAAACCACCGATGTTAAATTCATGGAAGCGCCAAGAAACTTTGCAGTTAATCAACGTGCATTGGGTGTTGGTGTTTTGGGATGGCATAGTCTTCTTCAAGATAAAATGATTGCATTTGAATCAATGGATGCTAAACTTCTGAATATGTCTGTTTGGAGTAAGATTCGAGAGAAAGCTGATAAGGCAACCGAAGAACTTGCTAAGTTGTTTGGATGCGCTCCAATTTATATTGGTAGCGATCAATGTCGTAGAAATGTAACAACTCTTGCCGTTGCTCCTACAACATCAAGCTCATTTATTCTTGGTCAGGTTTCACCGAGCATTGAACCTTTGAATAGCAACTATTATACAAAGGATTTGGCGAAGGGTAAATTCACATTCAAGAATCCATATCTAATTAAGCTTTTTGAATCAAAAGGCAAGAACACCCAAGAAACTTGGAAAAGCGTTCTTGTTCATGGTGGAAGTGTTCAGCATCTTAATTTCCTCACACAATCGGAAAAGGATGTGTTTAAGACGTTTGGTGAAATTTCCCAAAAAGAAATTGTCATTCAAGCTGTTCATCGCCAAAAATTTATTGATCAAGGTCAAAGTTTGAATCTTATGATTCCACCAAATACCAAACCGAAAGAAGTGAATGAACTTATGATTTTTGGATGGGAAAATGGTATCAAGAGTTTTTACTATCAAAGAAGTAGCAACCCAGCACAAGAATTAGCAAGAAGTATCTTGAACTGCTCAACCTGCGAAGCTTAAAAAATATTATTATGAAAAGATGGAAATATAAAGCAACTGAAGAAGATGAATTGGGATCTCAGCAAGTTCCTATTTATTTAAATATGCAAGCTCCAACATCCAACGAAAATTGGAATCCTCAAGGATCTATTAGGGTATTAGACAACAAGATATTATTTTACGGAAGTATTGATCAATCAGCAGCGTTGGATCTTAACAGAACTCTTCTTGATCTTGATGTTAAACTTCAAAACATCAAGAATACGTTGGGAGATGATTTCGAACCTGTGTGTCACTTGCATATTGCAAGTGAAGGAGGAGAAGTTTATCCTGCGTTTGCAATTGTGGACACCATTCGAAATATGAAATCGAAAGTGTATACATATGTCGATGGTTATGCCGCAAGTGCATCAACATTCTTATCATTGATTGGTGATCATAGAGTCATTGGGAAATATTCACGTGTTCTAATTCACCAAATCTCAGGGGGGATGTATGGTAAATTTAGTGAATTGGAAGATGAAATTTATAATGTCACCAATCTCATGACAATCCTCAAAAGTTTCTATAAGGAATATACAAAACTTCCTGTTAAGAAGCTTGATGAGCTATTGAAGAAAGATATTTGGCTTAGTGCTGAAGAATGTCTTCAATATGGATTGGTTGATGAAATCATTTAATCAGATACATCAACTGTTTTCTTAGTGTGTGTCTGAGGAAATGACTTGGACACCGCTAAGTGATTGTTAACTCCTTCACTCTGCGCAAATTTACGAACATCTGCATTGGATTTTGTTAATCTCAATGGGATATTTTTGAAGTGGTGACTGTGTGGAGGAGATATAATCAAATCTTGTTGGGCCAATGCATATACAGTATGCCAATAACCAGAAATACGCACTTCTCCAATTGGTAGTGTGCGATCTGTGTTGGTCTTGAATTTACCGTACAAAACAGTATCTTCTGTTTGTTGAATTTCAACAGGTGCTGTTATGTGTTGAACGTATGTTTCTCCTTCCACATAAGATCCTCCTCCGATAATTAAGTCACCATTAACACCCAACGATCCCTCGACAAATACTTGTCTCGGTGTTCTCAATACAATCGATTTCAAACTGGTCAATTCGACCACGTTTTCAGACATTAAATGTAATCCATGCGATGAATTCAAGTGGATTTTCTTAAAACCTGTTTTCAAAACGGTTCCTCCCAATTCAATACCGCCCGTGGTTTTTAAATTTATACCACCAGAACCAGCAATTAAATTGTATCTATTGCCAACCACTTTGGTTTCTTCTCCGCATGGGAACATAGAAGCATTGTCAACTTCCTCCACAACAGGAATTGTATCGTGATTTTTAAAAGCCCCCACATCACTTACAAGCATTTCAAACGGTTGGCTTCTGCCCTGTTCATCAATTCGAACAGATGGGAAATCGTTGAACGCTGCGCCAATTGTGCTGACTTTGTTTTTCTTTGTGAAATAGATATCATCCCCTCCATTGCCCATCGATTGTTCAATCGGCAATAATGTAGATTGAATTTCCTCCAATTGAGTTGCGATTGTTGTTGATGCTGTGTTGGTTGTCCAACTACCATTTTCAGTAGCTGCACTCTCCAAAGATCCAATTGTAATAACCCCCGGAGCATTTGAACCTGACTCTCCTGCACTCTTATCTATTAATAGCCTCGTTATACCGTGTAGTGCGGCAGGGTCTCCTTGTCTAACTGCAACTGGCGTGTAATTCGTAACATCATCCTTTTTAGAATCTCTAATTGGGGTTGTTGTGTATCCACTAAAAGAATTTTCTACTGATACAGATGTGGAATTTAAAATTGGATTAACTGCTCTTGCACCTTTTTGAGGAGTGATAATACCGTTTGGATAGCTGTAACCTCCTCGTTGAATTTTAAACTGGCTGTTGTTCAATGCAATCGGCTTGAACGCTTCTTTCCATTTTGCAAAAGCATCTATTTCAGTTTGGCTATTGAACCCTTTTAAAACGTAGTGATTTTCTCCAACACGTTCCGTTTTATCTTTCCCAACAAACTCTATACTGTTTCTATTGACTGTAGTGAACTGATCATTAATAACTTTGGTTTGCTTGTTGTTTACGGCCAATTCGGATGTAACTTCATTGGAAAGATTTATATTACTACCGCTTCTATGAGAGATTTGTATCTTTTCATTGTTTGTAGTATTGTCAATATCAATAGACGCTGCACGTTGATTGATAATGGTTCGGTTTTTGTAAATCGTTGACATTAAAAAGTATTTAGATATTAGTTTTCAAAATCAACTGGATATGTAGGGCTTGTTTTGATTGCATTGTTTGTATTGTTTATCAATGACAATTCTCTGCCGTCGTGCATGATACCGAAATATACTGGATAATTCAAATCGCCTTGCCAATGGAATACCCATACTTTAGTGCCCACTTCAGGTATAGCAAACATACCTTTAGCTTTGTTAACATGTTTTGATGGCTTGTATGAATAGCTGTATGGATTGCACTGTCCTGATAGATTATCAATTGGACTGGTGAATGAATCGCCAACTGCTGTGCCCATGTTTTCATACAAAAAAGCTGGAGAGAATCCACCTGTTTTAATCGTGGGTGGTTTATCATTTAAAATTTGAAATCCTTCAATGTAATTTGAATCAGAGATGGTTGCGATCTTTTCATCTTTGAAATATCGACTTCCTCCACCTTCTCCAAACAATGGAAAACAAGGTTCTGCCCATGGTATAGTGTTTGCTATTTCTTCAAACACTGCTGTATCCATCCAGTCGTCTCCTACATTATTGATACCCGGAGTTTTTACATTGATCTCATCATGATTTTCAAACCATTCTTCATATGGTTGATTTGAGATTTCTGATATATAAACTTTAACTCTGTTTAAACGAAGGGGATCATTGTTCTTGACAACGATCCCCCTATAAAATGATTGATCATTTCGTTTAAATTCTTGACCGCTTCCTGATCCTCGGATAAACATCAAGAATATTTAGATCAGCAGTAACCCAACAGACGCAATCTACGTTGAGTTTTACTGGAAACTTCTCTGGTTGCAGCGTATGCAACAGCAGAAAGCGGGATTGTGTTATATGCAGAGTTGTAAGTGAACACTGTGTATGTTTTTGTTGGAACGTCTGCCAATGCCATAACTGAATTATGGTAAGCAGTATCAATAACAAAAGAACAACCATTGATCGAAACGCTACTCAATTTAGAATTAAGAGTGGTTACTGGATTATATACAATACCATCAGCGGGCGCAGACAACGAAATAATGTTCACGCCATCAGCAGACAGTGTTGTAGTGACTGGTGGTGGAGTATTGTTGGTTGATGATGATGACAAAAGGCTAGATGTGAATGTGTAAAGTGCCATATTCTTATTTAGTTATTTGTTTATCGAAAATGTATGTATCTACCCAAACAAATTTTCTATTTCCACAATCCCATATACGATCATAACCATTATCGATCATGTTATCCCATTCTGTCTTATTAGCATCGAAACTTAAAAGTTTTTTAGACAATTTATGTTTTTGAAATTCCATTCGCGAGAATCGCTTAGGTGATTGTTTTTTAAAATATGTGTAATTGGGGGCGGTTGTTGGATATTCAACCATTCCAAATTTTCTATATACATCACCAGTAGAAATCCTTCTGTCGGCATAAGTCACAATAGTAGTAGGATGTAAATTTCTGATAAAATAAGTTAATAATTTACTAAATCCACCAACTACGATATGATTTAGCTTATTAGCAAATCTTGATATTTCATAATCAATAGATTTATCAAATCTACTTTTACAAATAGTCAAAATAGAAACCAATTCATCATTGTAATACAAACCATATCTATTTTTAGAAACTCCGTATCCCTGCAAATGATTCTCATTGAGAAATTTAGAAGCCTCTGCTAATGAGACTTCGCGTATTGCGCATTTTCTAGCAAAAATTCGCACAGGTGTCATTTTTAGTTTTTGGCGTATCACACTTTTCCAGATATTTTTTTTATCTCTCCATTCATCTTCAAAAATATGCAATAATTGTACTCCTAATTTTTCACATTCTTCTGTTTTGTTTAAATGATAAAATTTTGATTTATTCCCAGATAGTTCAGAATGAAAATATAATCCATTGAGTTCTATTGCGAGAGAATGTGTTGGTATGTAAATATCCAATTCTAATTTAGATGGGATTATAGATTTATCATTGTATTGGCATTCTACGCCAAGGGACATTATATATTCTCTAAGTTCTTCTTCTATTTTTGATACGGTGCCTGCACATGATGGACATCTCGTTTTTCCAAATAATAGATTATCCGGTCTTGCTGTCCAATCGCCATGAATAGGACATGATACAATACTGGATGTTTTATTATTTACATATTCAAATTTAGATAAATCATATTGTGGTAATTGCTCTTGTAAAGAAAAAGCTGATGATTTATGTTTACCACTGCATTTGGGGCATCCTTGATTTAATAAGAGTTTTTTGGGACTTTTTAAAAATTCCCCATGCAAATTGCATATAACAATGCCTTTTGTGTGATTATTTATATATTCAAATTTAGAAAACTCATAGCCTTTTAAAATAGATGACTCTAATTGATTAAGAAATTCAGTTTTGGTTTTCTTTTTATGTCCACCTATTGGGACATTTGCACATGTTGGACATCCAATACCTCTTTCATGATGCATTCTGCTGATATTAAAATCTCCATGCAATTTACATATAACAGTTCCTTTTATCAGTTTAGTTCCTCCATATTCAAAATTAGAATAATCATACTTGTCGCCATGAATAAATTTAAATCTTTTGATTACATCAGCGGTTGTCAATTTCGATGGCATGTATTTATTTAACGCACTGTCGGTCCAATGTCAACTAATTCAATTTATTAAAAGAAAAACCCGGAGGATCTTCGGTTCCTCCGGGTTCAGTTTGATTCTTTGTTGATCTACGTGGGTAAGATCCTTATCTATAATAAATTATAGATATGTGGATACTGTTCCCGGCGTAAACGCTTCACCAAGGTTCTTGACAAGGATCAAGTGGTAATAAAGATTTGCTCCAAAGATATTGTTCACGATACCATAGCGGGTCATGAGACCAACGCGAGGGGCGAAATCATTTGGACCAATAGTTCTTTGAACCATGATCGGGATGTAAGGACAGTAGATGATACCAGTATCATAGTATTCAGCACCCTTGTAACCAAGCAACGCATACTCAACAGTAGATGGGGATCTGCCTGAGTAGTAATTTGGCTTGTAGTAGTCTGAGTTCTGAACTTCTGTTCTGGTGTCACGATAAACGGTGAAGCGATTTCCAACAGTTCCTACCTTAGCTACACCAACACCACCTGTTGCAACAGTTCCAGCGATTTCAAATGTTTTGAAGTCTGGAAGCATTTCAAGGATAGTGCAAACGCGAGGAGTTGCGATAACAAAGTTAGCGGCTCCACGGCGGTTACGAGCGGCCATACGACCGGCCTCTATAAGTAGCTTTTGATAGAAAGTGATGTTACGCTCCGCAGTCCAACGACCATCGGCACTAACTGGGCTCCAAATGGAGTAACCAGCACCTGCTCCACCATTCATGGCGGATTGAATCATACGCATCACAACTTCACGGTCGATTTCGGCTTGGATTTCATACGACATTGCGTTCGTAAGTTCTCCATCGATATCGATACCTTGCATGTTCTTAAGGTCTTGCTCAAGCTCGACAGACCAGCGGGTAGCAAGTCTACGAGTTCCTGCTTCAACAGCAGTCTTCTCGAACTTCATTTCGATCTGAGGGATTTTACCTGTCAGTTCGTAACTAGCGAGTAGTTCAGCAACACCACGGTCTTGATCAGCAAATGTCCAGTCAGAGTTACCTGAAAGGAATGCGGAAGAAGCTCCGGTGAAACGTGTATCAAGAAGTTGATAACCAAGTTCTGTTCCGTTCAAGCCAGCTTGACCGGAAAGATAACCTGTGCCGTTAGCTCTTGGGGAGGTAGAGGTAAATGCCTTGCCATCGATACCATCAGCACCGAGAGTATCGGACTGATAAGCATAGCGAAGAGCGAAAGCAAGACCAACTGGTCCACCCATAGGCTGAACACCAACAAGTTCGTTGGAAATCAACTCAGGGAAAGTGCGTCGAATCATAGGAATGAGGATCTTAGGAAGTCTTGCATCTCCAGCAGCGTAGTTGTCGGTGTTAGCGATACCATTCCCGAGGGAGGTAGACGCACCGAAAACACCACCACTTTGAGAAGCATTGGCTTCTTGGATACACCATTGCTCTTGGTTTTCAAGAAGCATAGCTGTTGTTCTGTAAGTGTGTTCATCACGAATTGGAGCAACACCCTTTGAGGTGTAATCCAAGACCTTAGACCACTTTCTTACGAGTGAATCAGTTCTGCTTTCATTAACTTGTGAGTTTGGTTTCATATTTTGACGTATTCTCTGTTTCTATATATTCAGGTCTTGCGACCTCATGACTCTTGGTGAAAAATTATCGGTTTCCGAAAACTTTAGCCAACTCGGAAACATATGGATCATATGCATCGTCGTCGTTGTTATTATTTATGCTTTCCACTACAACTTTTTGTTGTTCTGGAATGAAATCTACATCAATCTTACGCTTTTTAGCGTCTTCTGTGATGCTTTTGATCTTTTCCTTCTCCTTTTTGTCAAAGAGACGGGAAACATAGTCAAAGTTTTCAGAGATAAAGTCGAATGACTTGTCTTTGAGAGTTTTGCGAACGAAGCTCTTCTTGTCATCAGACATCTTGGAAATCTTTTCTTCGATGAGAGCATTGACGCGAATGTTATTAAATTCTTCTCCAAGAACCTTCAACTTATTTTTTAAGTCGGAGTTTTCATTGTGAAGAGAATCAATTTTGTTCTTACCATCAAGAACAGCTTCTTGAACAGATTCCTTCATCATCACACTGTCAACAGCAAGAGTGCTGCGAAGTCTTTCAAGAACATTCATCGCGGATGTGTTCTTAACTGCCTTGGCGAAATCTTCTTTGGAGAAACTTTCATTCAAGAATGTATCAAGATAAGAGCTAACTGCACCCACAACATGGTTTACAACACCATTGCTTCCTTCATTAAGAGAAGTTTCATACTTCTTAATAACCTTGATAAGTTTTTGAGTTCTATCTTGATCAATTGCAGATACGATGCGCTTCATTTTTACACTGTGATCTCTATCAATCGTCTTGATAAGTTGATCTAACTTTTCGGCATAAAGTTCATCTTGTGCAACGAGGGCTGCTTCGGCTGTCAATTCCACTTTCTTATCGAAAGCTTCTTGAATAGCCACTAGCGTTTCTTTGCTCATGATCTTTACAACATCTTCGTTGAGTAAATCTTTAATTTTCATAGTTTAGAATAGAGGGGTGTTGAGTTCGTCTTCAATGCGAGATTGCATCTTGGAGTTAAGAATACCTGTTAAATATTTATTCGCATCGCTGTATTTTTTTTCCAAAATACATTTAATAAACAGAGAAATTTGCTGATTTTCACCAAAAACGCCTTTGTCGTCATTTAATTGTTCAACAGAAGTTTTATTCTTTCCTTTGCGATTGTAACTTCCGTTGCCCTTTTTCTTATTGTGAACCTGTGTAGGTGGGGCGGATTTCTTTCTGGTTTTAGCAGTTTTGACTTTGAAAGTTGCTTTGCCGTTACCTTCTTTCATTTTCTTGGCAACAGATTCGTTATCCTCTTCTGGCTTCTTCTTCTTAGCGTTCTTGCTTTTTCCGGCTTTGCTGTATGCGATTGCGGCTGCTTGTTCAGCAGCTTTCTTCTTGTTCTCGGGCTTTGATGTTCCAATCTTACCTTTTTTCTCGTAAGCGCTCATCAATTCCCCAGTATTAAAAGAGATAGTTTCTTGGTCTTTTCCTTTTTTGAGTGGCATAAGTTTATTTAATTCAAGGCGTTGATAAATTTCAAAATTTGTTCTTTGAGATAACCATCCATATCCTTTTTAGGTAATTTAGATACAGAAGCTTGGAAATTTTCGTAAACTTCTTCAAATGAACCATCTTGTTCAAGCACATAAGTTTTGCTTTCAAGAATACCATTAACAAAAGCTTTTGGGAAAGATGGATCGGCAACTGCATCAACAGCAACCAATCTCATATTCTTAACTCTGCTGTATGAAGATTCTTCTTGCAAAGAACCCAAAGCGCGAGTTGACATACCAATTTTAACACCGTCATTAATCAAAGCTCTAAGGATTTGGCCCATTGGAGTTGTGAGAACTTTGGCTTTTCCATAAAATGCATTGTCAACTTCCTTGAGTTCAGTAACCAAGTGGCATGCTCTTTCAAGATTAACATCAGCACTAGATGGGTGATTCAATTCACCCATTGCTCTGCCGGGAAGAACCATCTCTTCAATATATCTGTTAACCTCGTCTCTTGTATCCAAGAGATCATAGTATCGTTTATTTTTATTAACTTGGTTACATCCAATAAACGGACCTTTAACATACAAGGAGTTACCAGCTTTTAGATTATCTTGCTCTTCAACAATTTCAAAATCTTCTAACAGATCTGGATTCTCGGAGATTAATTTTAGTTTCAATGCCATGATTGTATTTATCTAAGTAAAGCTTTAAATCTACTGATATTATCTACTTGGGGTATAAGAATAATATTGACTTCTGTAATACATTGTGCCTGCTGCTGATGCAGATGCGCTTACTTGATTGGTATTTGTAATTCCTCGTATCACAACATTGTCATTGTTTGACAACAACAAACTATTAAGAACTGAGAAGTTGTTATTATCATAAATTGTAATATCTCCACCAGTTTTGTTGTAGATTACAACCTCAGAACAAGTTTGAGCGGACAATGCCACCAATGCAGTTGATATTGACTGTCTGAATGATTTGCATATATTGTTATTGAAAAATGGAATGTATTGTGCGTCTGATGCCATGAAGTTATTTAATTAACGGCGTGTTCATTTCTCCACCCAATATAATCAATTGATATTAATATACTCGGATTGGGTAACGTAGCAAACTGTTAAATGATAGCAGTTTTTGTTATGTCTATGTCCCCTGTAGCAATAACTGGAATTGTATACTCAAATACCAATCCGTTAAATAAATAGCCTTGCGGCAGTAATGACCCCGGCGACGGTTGTTTTGAGGTTCTTCATAGTGCTTCAAGTTCAGCTTGTTTGGCAGCGATTTCCGCTGCGATTTCGAGTTTGCGTTTTTCCACAGAAGGTAATTCGGCTTCGGCAAGAACTTGCTCGATGGCTGAAACCGTGGCGGCGTCATCGAGATTGGCGTCCTTGATGGCATTCTTGATCGAGTCAATCAGCGAATTCTTCGCGGCGAGTTCGGCTTGGATGAGTTCGGCTTGAGTCTCCAGTTCGGTTACTTTCGCAAGTGTTCCAGAATTGACCTCGGTAATAATGCTAGGCCAATCTTCCAGCTTGATCGGGCGCGGTTGAGAGTCGTGGGTTTCGAGAACGTGCGCCCCTTTGAAGGTGCCGTCTTCATTACCGCGAATGAGGATTTCGTATGGTGTCATAATGGTGATTATTGAGCGACCCAGTTGGTGCCATTGTAAAAGCAAGTGGTGGTGATTGCCCCGCCGCCTACTAATGTTGTTAGGAATGTCGGTGCCAAAGCGTCGGTAACGTATGCCGTATCTCCAACAGTTCCGGTTGGAAGCGTGGCGACGGTGTAGCCCTTAAGCTTAACCGCTGCTCCAGCGATAAATTTTCCGGTGCTTGTAGTTGTCCCCGCCACAAGCAGATTAGTCGCGCCAGCATCGGTCGTTGTGCCAATTGATACGCCGCCTGATGTTGCGATGGATATATGAGATGTAGTTCCCTGATTTGTCGAAAAGATCATCGCAACGGAAACAGCCGAGAAAAACACTTTGTCTCCAATGGCACCGCCACCGTTATTGGAATAACCGAAAGATCCCTTAGCCGCATTATTTTCGTCATAAAACCCAATACTAGAGTATCCAGTCGCCGATGTTGACTGCAAGTTGATAAGATCTGAAGCAGTATTTGGCGCGGTGAATTTTGCGGCAATAGCATTTGATGCCTGAGCGACTGTAAGAGTGCCACTAATCGTCGGCGACGTAGTTCCTACTGGCCCGCCAGTGCCGGATGGTGTGCCAGTAAGCAGCGTTGCCACTCCAGTCCCAAGTCCTGAGACGCCAGTTGAAATCGGAAGCCCTGTTGCATTTGTCAGCGTTCCAGAGCTTGGTGTGCCAAGCTCTGGAGTCGTTAATATCGGACTCGTTAATGTCTTGTTCGTCAATGTATCTGTGCTCGATGTCGTCACGACGTTGACTCCTTCGACCGCGATCTTGCCTGCCGAGACGCGGCTGATCGTGGTGTCGGTCGCGTGGCCTAGCTCGATGGTCGTGCTGGCCAAAAGTGTTGAGCTTGAGGTAACAGTCCCTGCCACAAGCAGATTGGTCGCGCCAGCATCGGTCGTGGTTCCGATTGATACGCCGCCTGATGTTGCATGGATTCTCATCCGTTCGGTCGATGCAGACCCTAAAGTCAATGGGATTCCGTTTGCAGAATTGATAAAAACAGTATTTGTAAAACTTCCTGCTGTTGTCCCAGCGAATCCAAACGATCCTCGCTGAGTGCCTCCGCTGTCGATAAAGCCGATTGACGAATAAGCGTTGTTCCCAATGCCGCGAACTTGAAATGTATCAACTGAGCTTGTTGGCCCCGTCGCGATTAGCGCGGGTGCGCTGGTAGTCAATGTTGTGTGAGTCGCGCTACCTGTCGTTCCGTCAACAGTGAAGAGGGTCGAAAACGTGCCTCCTGAGCCAGCGGCTGCCCGGTAGAGGGTTAGCCCATTATTGCTAGACTCATATCCAAGTGATAGGATAAACGAGTTTCGGGTTGCGTCCTGTTGAGTCCATAATCCAGAATTTGCTCGTGTCGCGTTTGCATTTAGGTTTAACCCTTTGAATCCCGACCCGACTTCACCAACGATCCCACAGTTTGATGAGTCAAGCCAGATTCCAGCGTAGCCTGCTGTTGGAAGATGGGTTGAGGGCACATATCCGTTTACGCCGTAACTGCCATCGTCTCGGATGATTGCCCGAGTTGTGGCTCCAGAGTCTTGAACCGTGAAAGCCGTTCCCGTGGTGGTCCCTGCTCCTTTGGCGATCGGCGTTGTGATCGTTGGTGATGTTTTTCCAACAAGCCCGCCAGTGCCGGATGGTGTGCTAGACAAGAGCGTAGCCACTCCGGTTCCGAGTGATGATAAACCTGTACCACCAGAGCTAATAGCAATAGGTGTTGTGAAACTCTTAATACCTGAAATAGTTTGATTACCTGTGGTGTAAACTAAGTTGTTAGCAGATATATTACCTGTTGTAGTAATGTCTGAAGTTGCACTTATTTCGCCTACGACAGTAAATGTTTTATTTGGTGTAGATGTCCCAATACCAACATTACCAGAACTTAAAATGGTCATTCTATTTACTCCATTAGTTTCAAGAGCTAAATTATAACTGTCATTGGTTCCGATAGTAACATTTGATCCTGTTGTATTACCATTAAGATAAACTAAGTTATTACCATACACAGCATTATTGGAACTCAATATTCCACTGACTGTTTGTGTTCCAGAAAATAGATTATCGCCTGTTAAATTAGCTTTTGTAGAAAGGGTGGTATAAGCAGTCTGCCAATTTGAAGAAAGGCTTGATACAGTATTGAATGTGCTATTCCAATTTGAAGAAAGGCTTGATACAGTATTGAATGTGCTATTCCAATTTGACGATAGAGCAGTTAATGTTGATGTGTAGACAAGATTTGTGCCATAGATAGCATTGTTTGAACTAACACTACCTTGAATTGTACAGTCACCTGTAACATTAAACCCTGATAGTTCATACTGCTTGATGTCAATGACTGTGATGTTAGCAGATAGAGCGTCTAACTGAGATACAAATATACGATCA